GGGCGGCGGCGGGGGCGGCGGCGGAGCTGCCGGTTCGCCGAAGTTGTACGCCAGCGTACCGAGCAGCGAGTGCGAGCGCCAGCGGGTGCTGATGCTGTCGCCGGCCGGCCCCACGAGGTCGACGTTGTCGACGTTCATGAAGCGGTACTTAAGACCCACGTCCCAGTGCGAGCTGAGCGGAGCGCGGATACCCGCGATCGCCTGCCAGGCGAAGCCGGTGTCCGAATCGTCGATCACGTCAGCGTGAACGCGACCCACGCCGGCGCCACCGCCGACAAAGCCCTGAAGGCCGTCGTCGGGACCGAAGTCGAGCAGGCCATTGACCATGAACGACAGGTTGCTGGCATCAGCGCCGCCAGAGTTCTTGATCGAAGCCTGGCGATAGCTGGCTTCGGTTTCAAGACGGAACGGACCGAAGTCGTAGCCAAGAACGGCGCCGCCGTCGAAGCCCTTGTTGAAGTCGATCGTGTCGGCATTGTTCACGCCATTGACGTCAACATCTGCGTCTTCGACGATCATTCCGCCGAAGTTGCCTTCAAGATACCATGAATCGTCGCGTGCGAACGCGGGCGTGGCAATGGCTGTCGAAGCCAGTGCCAGACCAATGACGAGTTTCCTCATACGTTTCCCCTACAGAGAGATTTGGAGCCACCGAGTGCGAGAGTGTCTAACCCCTCGGCAATCCGTGTGCAAGCGCACATTGAGCCTGACTGTTGCAAGAATGTCGCGATTTCGAGGGCTTGGGTGCCGCTTGCGACCTCGATGTCCGAAATCTCTGCCACCCCTAAGAACACCTGTTTTTGCACCCGTTACGCCGATGGGAGGATACCCAAGGCTTTAAGAGCCGAAACCAGATCATTGATCGCGGCTCGAGCCTCCCCATCAACACTCGTCCCTCCAAGTGGTTCCAACTGAAGCAAAGCTTTTCTCCAGAAACCGAAAAAAAGCATCTCGCAGCCTGCAGATAGGTCGAAAACGCGCATGCCGTTCTGCGGCGCCACGAAAATCCAGGCGTCGTCTCGGCGGAATGCGATTTCGTCTTGGTGCCCCGCCCACGAGCCGGTGGCATCGGTCGAGACGACCCACGCATCACCTTCTAAGGAATTTCCCGGAGGTGCTGCCGCTTGGCCCTTCACGGAGCAGTGAAGCAATGTGTCAGCGAGTGCGAAGGCTTCATTCACGAAGACTTCCTTCTGCGCCTGCCCGGCGTGGAGCAGCGGCAGGGCAAAGCGGGGTGTGGCGCTGGTGTAGGTCAACGGATCGGGCATGGGGAGCTCCTGTGGCCGGGTCAGGGAAGAGTGCAAAGCAGCAGGGGCGGCGAAAGCGCGTGAGTGCCCTGCTGGCGGACATGGATGGGGATGGCTGGGGCAAGTGCCGTCAGTTCGTCCCGAATCGCTGCGGTTATCTCGAGGCCGGGCGAAGGGGTCGTCCAACTCGCCAGCGGCGCATCGACCTGGCCAGCCGTGACCAGGTAGCTCTCCGCCTGCTCCGTGAGCGGCACATCAATGCCGTCGCGCCATGGCCATTTCCCGCGTGCGCGGCGGGTCCATGACAGCATCCAGGAGCCGTCGTTCGAGATCGTCCGGCGCGGATGGACGGGAGAAAGCGGACGCAAGGTAATACCATCCAGTAGGACAGCGGTTTCGACGGGCTCGTCGTCGCCTCGTCCCAGCGCGACCACGCGCCGGCCGGGGTCCGAACCCAGCGTCATCGTGTCCAGCGGAACGAGGCCCGCGCCCAGCAGGACGAAATCTTCGTCGGCATGGTGGGAACCGATGGCATTTTCGGTCCCGCCGCGCCCGCGCAGCAGTCCGCTCAGGCGCCAGTTGCCCCCGCCCATCGAAATCGCGTGGAGGAACTGAATGATTTCCTCCCCAACAAGCGCAAGATTGGCGCCCAGCGCGAGTTGCCCCGTATCGATCGAGGGAAGTTGCATGGCCGGATCGATCAGCGAGACGGTCAGTTCGGACGCGCGGTCCAGGAATAACGGGTTGGCGGTGCGCAGGACGGAGTGGACAGTGCCGATGACCGCCCGGGCGCGGCCGCTGGGACCGAGCGGCAGCAGTTGTCCGTCGCCCCGATCGGCATGGAGCGCCGCGCCGCGCCAGTTTGCGTTGTCGCCCGAGACGGCGGCGAAGCAGCGAGGACTGTCGGGTGTGCCTGTCGTGCCGTCGAAGGGCAGTTCGAATGCCACGAGCCGCGTCTGACCCGCGAGCCCATCGGTGGGCGCGTTGCCTCGTCCGGCGTCCGCGCCGAGAGCGGGCGGAACATCTGCACCAGCAGGAAGGGCGCGCTCAAGGGCGAGTTCGATGCCGCTTTCGCGCCACTCCCATTCGCGCACCCGCCACAGACCGGCAATGCCCGGCAGCTTGACCAGCGCGCCGGGGCCGACGGCCGGGTCCAGTTCGCTGATCCGCCAGGAAATGCGGTCGCGGGTCCAGTCGATGCGCCGCGCGGTGCTTTCGATGAGTGCGCGCGCGGTCGCGGCATCGAGCGCTGCGGGAAGGTCGATCGTGCCGGGTTCGCCTGGCGAGGGGCGGCCGCTCGCGCGCTGCACGCTCGCCTGATAGTCCCGGTCGAGGTCATAGTACCGAAGGATCGCCGGCGGCTGGCTGGAAGCGGGTGCGCGGTGGCGGGTAAACCCCGAGGCAGCGCCGAACTCGTCGTCCCCCACGGCGACCGCCGGTTCGGCGAGGGCGACGGCAGCGTCCTGCCGGCGCGCGCGCGCTATGACTAGCGTTTCCCCTGATGCGTCGATCTCGACCGGGGCAACCTGGGCCAGGGTTTCGATGTCGCCGGCGGGCGGGCCTTCGCTGGTATAGCCGGCCATGCCCGGCAGCGGCAACGAAGCGTCGATATCGTTCACCACTTCGCCGATGACGGCCTGGAGGTCGAGGCTCTCGTCGGCGATCACCTCGAAGGTCAGCGAGGGGATGCGGTTGTAGAATTCGGAAAGGTCGAGGTTCTCGAAGACGACGTAGGCGAGGCCGCGATAGGCCGGGCAGCGTTCCGTGCTTTCGGCTGCAGCGATCAGCGGATCGGGCGGCTGGTCGCCGGCCCCAGTGTGGATGCGCATCGTGCCCGAGACCTTTAGATCTTCCGCCTCGCCGCGCAGCAGCTTGCCGTCGGCCCAGATGCGCCCGATGCCCAGGATCGGGCGGCTGGCGAGGGCGACGGCGAAGTTGGCGGTGTAGCTGTAGGTGGTGAGCGCGGGCGCTCCCTTGCCGCCGCCCTGCGCTTCACTGTGTTCGACCAGGTCGGTCGCCCAGATGACCGAGCCGGCCACGCGCATGCGGCCGAAGTGCCGGGGGATCACCTGCCCGTAGGTCGAAGTGGTCACTGCCAGTTCCTTCAGCCGCGGGCCTTGCCGGCGGGAAGGGCCGAACAAGGCGGTATCTACCTGCCGGCCGACCAGCGAGCCGATGGCGCCGCCGACGGGACCGCCAAGCATCGTGCCGAGGCTGCTGAATACGAGGGTCGCCATGTCAGTTCCTCATCGATCGGGGGATTGGGATTTCAGGCGCCAGTGCGCGGCGATGGGCCATTCCGTCGGCAAAGGACCGAGGACCACCTTGCGCAGACCGGCGTGGGCATGGACTACCGAGCCAGCGTCGATCGCGATGGCGAGGTGGAACTGGCAATGCGACGGCCGAAGCATCAGAATGTCCCCGGGCAGGATCGCACCGCACGTCGGATGCAGGCCAAGCGCTTCGACAACCCCCGAGACACCGGGCATCTGGCGCATCCGCAGGGCATAACCGTTGGGAAGCGCATCGGGGCGACCTATCGCGGAGGCAAGCACACCTACGCAGTCCAGCCCGCTATGCGGATCACGGCCGTGGAGCCGGAACGGCGCGCCGACCAATCCGCGCGCGCGCGCGGCCAGTTCCTTGCCGGTCATGACGCCGGGCCGGGATAGCGGGTCAGCATGTCGTTGCCTGGCAGAAACGGCTCGCCCCGGAAGTTCACCGCATTGCGGAACCGGCTCGCGCAGGTGCCGAGCGTATGGTCGCATCCTTCGCGCAGGACCGCGCGAGTGCCGATGGGGATCGTCTCGTCGACCGGGATGTCGAGGACGAGGCCGCCGGTATCGCCCGGTCCCATCACACATCCGGTCATGCCTGCCTGCGGACCGCCGAGCCACCGAAGGGTCCCGCCTGCGTGCAGTGCCGCTTCGGGGGCGCCCTCGAAGATCACGGCGTTGGTTGCCGTGTCGATGGCGGCGAGACGCACCTCGCGCGTGAACTTCAGTGGGTTGAGGTTGCACCCCGGTCCGCAGAAGGCGGCGCGGCAGGCAGGGCTCGTGCGCGGTACGGGATCTCGCCAAAGCTCGGCCTTGCGAGACACGAGTTCGGCGGAGAACGCCCCGTCTTCCTCGGTGACCGTGCCTATCGTGCCGGCGTAGAGCATTTCGCGCTCGCCGGTTTCCCAATCGACCAGCCCGATACGGACCTGCGCTCCGTCGAAGCGGCCGGCGGCAAGGTCGTCGCCATCGATCGCCTCGTGCGTGATGGCACCGCGCACTTCGGCACTGTCGGGATCGAGGTCGGCGGACTTGCGGATCGAGCTGGGCACCATGCCCGGCGAGGCCCGGTGGAGCACGCCGTCGATCCAGATGTCGCGGTCGTGCGCAGTGAGGCCGAGCGTCACGCCGTCGCGGCGCAGGATGCGCCAGAACGTTGCGATGGTCTCGAGCGGCTCGGCGAACCAGGTCCTTGTCATGACGCCTCCCGGATTTCGACGATGGGCACGCTCGGCGCCTCTCCCGCAGCGAAGGCGGAGCCGGAGACTTCGAGCCGGTCCTCGGCAAAGCGGACCGGCACGTCGAACAGGAAGCCTGCGCGGACCACCGCGCCTGCCTCGGGCGCCTCGTCGAAGACGATCGTGCCGCCACCGCCCGGGGTCCAGTTCCCGACCTGCTGTGCGCCATCGATCGAAACACGTATCGTCGCCAGATCGGGCCGGGTGATCCGGCGCAGCTGGGCGTCGTCGCCGTCGCCATATCGCTTCACCAAGGGGAAGTCGGCGCGCAGGCCATCGCCGGTGCCGATGTGCTGGTCCAGCGGCGTGGGCGCGCCGGTCATGGCGTTGGAGCTGAAGTCGCTCGGATCGCGCAGGCGGAAGCCCCGCGCCGGGCCGCGGCGGGCGCGGTAGAAGGCGATGAGTTCACCCAGTTCCGCCTCCGAGCGGACGCCGGGACCTACGTCGAAGCGCAGGCGCGCGTTCGACCACAGGCTGTTGCGGCGCTCGAAGCCGGAGGCGGTGACCGACACGCTGGTCGAGAATTCGGGAACAACGGTCGCATCGCGGCCGAGGGCGAGGGGGTAGAGCACGTCGTCGAAGGCCTGCATGGGGTCAGCTCCTGGTCGGTCAGGGAGGCGCACGTATCCGTCGCGCGCGACTTGCGGCAGCGCCCACACGACGATCTCGTGGGGGGTGCGGGCGCGCACCTCGTCGATGCCCGCGTCGATGCGGCGCCACTGGTCGCGTTGCTCGGGCGCAAGGACGAAGCCGGCGAGATAGTCCTGCTCGTGCGCCGGGTAGCCGAGGCGGGCGTCGATTTCGGCGTGGGCTGCGCGCCTGAGGCCATCCGCGCCGGCGGTGAGCCAGTCGTAATCCTCGACCTGCAAGCGGTCGAACGCGGGCGCGGCCCAGCCTAGCGGCAGGTTGGCGCGCTTCAGTTCCGGCATGTCCGGCGCGAGCAGGGTGGGGGTGAAGACCAGCGCAAGCGCCTCCACCGGCGCCGGGGCAGCGGCGGCACGGACGGCGGAAACGAGATCGGCGGTGGAGTGCGCCAGCAATGCGCCGGCCTGGTCGAGCAGGGCCTTCTGCGCCGCGTTCATCGGCGTGCGCATGTCGGGGATGGCGACGGGCGATCCCCCGAAGGCTGCGGCGGCGGCCGGATCATAGAGGCAGATCCGCCCATCGCCGAAGGTCCACCACCACGGCTCGCCCACCTGGAAGCGGACGGGCGCGCCGACCTCGGCCATGAGCGCCGCGAACTCGCCCGCGACCGACTGCAGCCACGCCATCGCTTCGCCGTTCGCGGGTGAGAGGAGCGTCGAGGGCGGATCCCAACCGGTGAGCGCGGGGTTGCCGTCGAGGTCGCGCTGCTTCCATGCGGACGGGCAGTTCTGGTCGAGCAGTTCGTAGGACAGCGAAGCGACCGGGCTGAAACCTTGTGCCACGCATTCGGCGAAGAAGGCGCGGTGCCAGGCGCGGGTCGGAGTGTTGAGGGGATCGCCGGAAGCCCCGGCCAGGAATGCGCCGGCGTCTCCCGCGAGCCGGAAGTAATGGCTCATGCCCAGGTAGTGGACGACCGATCCGCGATAGCCGAGCTGGCGCACATTGCGCAGCAGGCGTGCAGGCGTCTGCACGCACTGGTCGTCGTAGCCGGTGGCGATGGCGAGGCCGTTCACGGGCACCATGACGTCGCCGATCTCGAGCATCGCGCGGGCGCCGTCGGTGGTTATGTCGCTCATCTCGATCCAGCCCTCTGCCTCAGCGGTAAGGGGGGACGCACTGGCACCGTCGTAGCCGGGCGGGGCGAAGGAGATGAACATCCGCTCGATCGCGCCGGGCCAGACGCGGTCGGCGTCGGAGAGTGAGAAGCCGCCGTCGAGCTTCGCGAAGTCGAGGCCGATCACGGCATCCTCGCCCGACCCTTCCGCGTAGTTCCAGAGCCGCACGTACCACGTCCGGGCCGCGCCCGACTGGTCCTTGCCCTCGATCGTCAGCGTCGGACCGTTGACGGCGTCGAGCGGGACGATGCCGGAGGAGCGCCAGCGGAAGCGCAGCGAGGTATGCGAATAGTCGCGGTCGGTGCGGTAGGCGAGGAGCGGGTGATCGAGCCGGTCCTCGCTCTCCCAGATCAGCCCGCCGAGGTCCGCCTTGCGCAGGAACGAGGCTTCGACGCGCAGGGAATCGGGGCCGGTCGACACCACCGTCGCCACCATCGGGCGCGGGAAGTTGACGGTCCAGAAGCGCGGGTCGAAGCGCATGATCCAGTCGCTGGCCTGACCTTCGCGACGGCTTGCGAGCCAGAATGCCATGGTCTGTCCCCTCAGTACGTCAGCGCGCGGCGCACCGCGCTCGCGACCTGGCGCGAGGAGCGTTGCAGCGACTGCGGCATGCTGGCGCCGCGCGGGGAGGTGACGTTGATCGCCACGCGCACGTCGCGTGATGCCGATCCGCCGCCGGTCTCGATGCGCCCGGCGGAGGTTGGCACGAACAGCTCCGGCCCGCGCTCGCCCACGACATAGCCGCGTCCGGGCGAGACATTGCCGCCGGTGGCGCGGCCCGGCAGGCCGAGAACGCTGGAGAACAGCCCGGACAGGTCCAGCCCGCCCGCGGCGCCGCTCCCGCCGCCCAGCACCGCGGAGGCCAACGCCTGCGCGGCCTGCCCGGCGATCGCGTCGAGCGCGGACGAGGCGGTGCGCTTCAGGTCGTCGAAGCCGAGATTGCCCTTGCGGATCGCGCCGGAAAGTCCACGTTCCAGCGCGTCGCCGGCGCGGGTGAAGCCGGAGACGAGGTCCCCGTCCACCGCGCCGCGCATCTGCGCGATATCGCGCGTGAAGCCATCGGTGCTGGCGCGCACTTCCACCAGCAGGCTGTCGATTTCATCGTCCATTGTCGTGCTCCATCAGGCGCTTCAAGGCCTGCCGGTCGAGGCCGGGGTCGGCGGCTCCGGGCGCCAGCAGGCCCAGTGAGGTGGCGAGTTCGGCGGGTGTCGCGGCCCAGAATTCGTGCGGACGCCAGCCCAGCGATCGGGCGGCCAGACCGCACAGCGCGAGGGCGGTCGGGGCAAACCGGCTCAAGGCGCACCTTTCAGGATCTGCGCGAGCAGGGTGCGCAAGGGGGCGGCGCAGGCGGCAAGGCCCTGCGCGACGACCGCTTCCCCCACCGCCTCGCGGGTGAGATCGTCGCTATCGGCGAGGCAGTGCCAGAACAGCGCTGCCATCTCGGTCAGCTTCAACCCGCCCGATCCGGCACGCTCGACCAGAGCGAACAGGGGGCCGAGTTCCTCCTCTGCAGCGACCAGCGCGGTGAAGCTGGGCCGCAGCAGGCGGGGGGTGCCCGCGATCGGCAGGCTGGCCTCGCCGCGCAGGGGGTTGGCGAGGATCATGCCGGCAGGACCTGGCCCGAGCTTTCGAGCTGGAGCGTGTAGTTGCGCTCGCCGTTGAAATCGCCGGCATAGTCGAGCCGCTGGACGAGGAATTTCCCGCGCAGCTTCTCGCCGTCCTCGAAGCTCAGCTCGTAGTCGTCGAGCGTGCCGGCCATGGCGTTGGCGCGCACTTTCGCCTCGGCCGTGCTGCCGAGGAAGATGCCCGCCGCGCTCACCGAGACCGAGCGCACGCCAGCCCCCGACAGCAGCTCGCGCCAGCCGCCGCTGTCCTTGGAGGTGACGACCACGGCGTCGCCGGTCACCGACATCTGCGTGGTGCGCAGCCCGGCGACGGTCTGGTAGGTGGCGGGCGTGCCGCCGCCGGAAATCTTGAGGAGGAAGGCGCTGCCTTTCTGGGCGGTCATGGTTCGAGCTCCTTGGTTGGGATCTGGCGAGGGGCGAAGGGTCAGGCCGCCATCAGGCGGAAGCGGTATTCGAGCAGGATCGCGCGGCGGCTCTCGCCCCGCTGCTCGGCGCGGGCGCGCAGGAACTGGATCGCGGCGACCTGGAGCGGACCCTGCGTGCGCGGCAGGCTCTCCACCCGCGCCTCGATCGCGGCGACGAGGTCGGCGGCGGTGTCGGGCCGGTCTCCCCGGCAGTGGAGTTCGAGAGCGACGCGCACCTCGCGGCCCGGCGCGGTCTTGCAGCTCCAGTCGGTGCTGGCGCTGGAGGCGATGGCGAGCCACGGCAGGCTGGTGCTCGACGGCGCTTCCTCGACCACAGCGTTGAGCCCTGAGGCGAGCACAGGATCGGCGGCGAGCCAGGCGATCAGGGCGGCGCGCAGCGGCAGTTCCATGACTTATCCTTTCGCGAAAAGCGGCCATACGAGGCCGGGGCGGCGCCAGCGGCTCTCGTCCTTGTGGGAGGCCAGCACGCGGTCGGCGGTGCGGGCGACGGCCAGTTTGCCGGCGCGGGCGGCGAGCCGTTCGGCAAGGGCACCGAAGGCGATCTCGGCCCGGATCATGCGAGGCGCAGCCGGCGCCAGGGACGCCACAGCGCCGCAACCGATGCGGGGGGAAGCGGCCCGGCGCCGCCGCTCTCCCGCTCGCGGTGCTGGTGGGCGGCGAGGCGGACGACGCCGTGGCGCAGCGATTCGGGCAGCGCGTCCCAGTCTGCGGCGAGACCGGCGGTGAACCGCACCGCGACGCGGGCGACGGTTCCCGGCAGTCGCAGTTTGCCGGCGCCGTCGGCGTCGAGGTCGGCCTCCCAGCTAGCGGGGGCAAGCGCGGTGCGGGTGCCGTCGGCGGCGAGGGTGTCCACCGCAGCAATCGCCTGTACCGGGCGTGTCGCCAGCTTTTGCCAACAGCCCTGGGCGTCGATCACCTCTTCGCACGCAGCCTCCAGAGGCATGGCGCCGATGAATGCCTCGCAAGTGTCGAGCGCGGTGGCGAGGAGGCTGGCGAGCGGCGCGTCGTCGATGGCGGTGGTGATGCCGAGCCACTGCTTGAGCTCGGCGAGCGCCGATGACGGCAGGACGGCCGGCGTAAGGATGACCCGGTTCATGGGTATCTCCGAAAAGTTGGGAAGAGGCCCACGCGCCGCCCCGGCTGGGCGGGGCGACGGTGGGAAAGGTTGCCCGCGCCGCCGCAAGGGGAACGGCGGCGCGGGCCTCGACCGGCTGGGGTCAGGTCGAGATCTTGAGCAGCTTGATCGCGTCGGAATCGAGCACCTGCCCGCCGATCCGCTTGGTCGCGTAGAAGTGGACGAAGGGCTTGTTGGTGAACGGATCGCGCAGGATCGACGTCGCCGAGCGTTCGGCGATCAGGTAGCCGGCGCGGAAGTTGCCGAAGGCGATCGGCAGCGTGCCGGCGGCGAGGTCCGGCATGTCCTCGGCCTCGACCACGGGGTAGCCGAGCAGACGGTTGGGCTGGCCTTCCATCAGGCCCGGCTGCCACAGGAACGAGCCGTCCGAGGCCTTGAGCTTGCGCACCACCGCGAGCGTCTTCGAGTTCATCACCCAGCTGGCGCCCTGGCGGTGGCCCGCCTTGAGCGAGTGGACGAGGTCGATCAGCTTCAGCTCGGGCGAGACGTCGAAGCCGGTCGCGTTGCCCGAGACGAGGTGCTGCAGCGTGCCGAAGGTACGCGCCGAATCCAGCGCCGTGCTGGTGGGAGTGTTCAGGAAACCGCGCGGCTGGTTGGTGCCGGAGCCGCTGACGAAGGCCGCGCCCTCGGCCCGGGCGAACTCCATCGCGATCTCGTTCGCCAGCCAGGACTGGACGTCGAACGCAGCGTCGTCGAGCATGGCCTGGCTTGCGGCCGGGTTGGCGTAGAGCTCGCCCGAGGGCGGGGCGATCTCGGCGAAGCTGGGCGTGGCGGTTTCGGGGCGCGCAGTGGTCTCGCTGACCCAGCCGGACGCGGTGCCGCCGGTGGTCACCAGCTTGCGGTAGCCCGCCGTGCCGGTCTGGACGACCTGCGCGATCGAGCGGATCGGGCTGATGTTCTTGAGGCGCGCCGAGATCAGCGCATCGATCTCACGCGGGACGGCAAAGCCGCCGTCCGCCGAGACCGCGCCGGAGAGCGACTTCAGCTCGGTCTCGCGGCCCGAGCGGAGGTAACCCTGAACGAAGCTCTTGACCTCGAGGCTGCTGCTGACCGGCGCACCCTCGATCAGCGGGCGGACGGCGGCACGGCCGACGCGGTCGAGCCGCGCCTTGACGTCGTCGACGTCGCCGCGAAGCGCCTCGACGGCGGCTTCGGTGGCATCCTGGCGGGTGACCAGATCGAACGAGGCGTCCAGCGCCTCGACGGGGAGAGTGGATTCCATGGGGCATTCACCTTTCGTTGGTGGGGAACAGGGTGGAGAGAAGGGGGCGCCAACACGGTCAGGCGATGAGGTGGACCCGCGAGCCGTGCTGCATCGGGTGGGTGACGAGGCTGACTTCGAAGAGGTCGACGTCGAGCAGTTCGCGGCCCGCCTCGGTGCGGCGGCTGGACCGGGCGCGGTATCCGAACGACAGGCCGGTGACGGTGCCGCGCTTGAGGGCCAGGCCCGCCGCGCCGAAGGGGTTGTCGATCACCGCGACGACACGAAGGCCGCGCGCGTCCTCGGCGACGGTCTCGACCCAGCCGATGCGAAGGTCGGCGCGGTGCTGCCAGAACAGCGGGATCGGGTCGCCGCGCTCGGCCAGGGTGCGGGCGAAGGCGCCGGGGCGGATGACGTCGCGGCAGGCGTCGGGCTTGCCGAACAGGGCGGCGTAGCCGGCGAAGCGCAAGGGTGCCGGCGCGCTCATCGCAGCAGCCCCGTGGCGCCCAGGCGCACCGCGATGCCGAGCATCAGCAGGGCGAGCGCCCCGCGCACCGCCCAGCCCACCACGGCCGACCGGGCGCTCGACTTGGCATCGCGCCAGGCGCGGAGCAGTTCGCGCAGCTCGCCCATGTCCTGCGGTGCAGTCTCGTCGTCGAGGCCGATGCGAGCGAGCATGCGGCGCGCGCCCAGCTCGCTGGCTTCCTCGACGATGGCGCGCAGGGTGACGAGATCGCCGGTTTGCGAGGCAGCCTGGGCAAGCAGGCCCGCCAGCATGTCGTTGGAGTTCATGATTTGTTCTCCTTGTTATCCATCCGGTCGGGCAGGCCCAGCAGGGCGCGCTTCTCGTCCGCGTCGAGGAAGTCGGCTGCGCTTACCTGCGCCCACAGGCGCTCGCGGTCCTCGGCAAGCGCGGGCACTCGGTCGAGGTCGATCGCCAGCGCCGGGTCCGGGAACCAGGGCGCCAGGCCCTCGCCGATGGCGGCAAGGATCTTGGAAGCGAGCGGCAGCAGCGTCAGGCGCCACAGCGCGCGGTTGGCCTCGCGGTAGTTGTTGTATGTCGCGTCGCCCGGCAGCCCGAGCAGCATCGGCGGCACCCCGAAGGCGAGCGCGACGTCGCGCGCGGCGGCGGCCTTGAGGGTGGCGAAATCCATGTCGGCGGGCGTCATCGCCATCGCCTGCCATTTCAGCCCGCCTTCCAGCAGCATCGGGCGCCCGGCGTTGGCCATGCCCGAATAGGCGGTGGTCAGCTCGGTCTTGAGCCGGTCGAACTGGTCGCCGGTCAGGCCGACGCCGTCGCCGTTCTCGTAAACGAGGGCGCCGGAGGGCCGCGCCGCGTTCTCGAGCAGCTGGCGGTTCCAGGTGGAGGCGGCGTTGTGCGTGGCGATCGCCTCGTCGGCGGCGCAGAGGCAGCCGGCGCCGTAATGGTCGTCGCTGGGATGGAAGTTGCGGATGTGGATGAGGTTGGGCGAGGCGTCCTCGTCAAGCGCCGGGATCGACAGGCGGGGGCCCG